AAGGTATGATTATATATTTGCAAAATGAATGCGCTCATTATAATAGACCATTACTTTGTTTCATGAATGGAATGAAATCAGAAGAAGAAAGGCCGAGATTATACGCAAAGATGAAATCTATCAGAATTATAAATGGCAGTTTTACTGATTTAAAAACTAATATACTAGTCTATGATATTGAATTTGAGCTTATTTAGGAAGGCTGACAAAAATGGCACACTCAAAATTTAAAGATTTAACAGGTCAAAAATTCGGAAAATTAACCGTAATTAAAAGAGTAGAAAACAGCATTTATGGTTCTGCAAAATGGCTTTGCAAATGTGATTGCGGGTGCGAAAAAATTACTTTAGGTTCTTATTTATCAAGGGGCCTAATAACACATTGTGGCTGCGATAACAAATGCAAGAAAAAGAAAGATGCAAACAACAATGGAAGTATTTAAAATATTCAAAGAATTTTTTTTAGGTCAAAAATTATTGGGGAAAGTTTTGTTAATTGCAACTTTCCCCTTTTTATTACTTCTTTATTGGGTTAGCTTGTGCGACTACACCGATAAAAACATATAGAAAGGCTAAAAATGATTAAAATTAAAAACTTGTTAAAGCATATTAAAAGCAGGATTAATTACATTCAAAACAAAAACGAATACAGCGAAAAAGAAAAACAAGTGCGAAAAAGCGAATTGCAACACTTTTTAAATTGGGCCGGAACTCAACATGATAAAGCCGATAATTTTCTTTTTGATTTTGATACACCTTGCATTGAAGATGAGGACAAACTCGAAATGTGTGCCAAAATTGCAGCTGCAATTATGAAAAAAATTGCAGATTCGCAAAACTCAAACCACATTGATTTTGAATTAAACGGTATTGTTCGCATTGAAACGTGCGAAGATTTTGGAGATATAAAAATAGATTGGACGAGAGCATGAAAAATACTATTGAAAATTTAGAAATTGATGTTGCAGCTCCATTTATTTTAGAAAAAATGTTTAAAATTTTGGTTAAAACCCCCGATAAAAAATATCTTTCTTCAGATTTACCAATGCTTTTAAAGGTTTCATTAGATGCAAAAGATGAATTAATAGCAAAATTAGAAAAAGACAAAGAAGATATTTTTAAACAAACGGCAGAACTTGAAGAACAAAACAATAAATACATCGATGATTTAGAAAAAATCATTGAAATTTATAAAAATCAAATCGAATACTTAATTGGCGCAATTGTTGTTTTTAAAACCGACATAATGAAATTATATGGTTCGGGAGTTAGTGAAACATTAGATAAAATTGATGAGGTTTTAAAGTGTGCGGAATGTAATCAAAAAACTGCAACTTCAAAAGAAAAACAACTTCAAACATTATCTTTTAAAATATCAGTTTTATTAAATGAAGCCGAATTTAAACTTGAAGCATTACCGCAAAAATATTTCATCGATTATTTTGAAGAAGAATTTTTAAGAAAAATAAGGAGTTTGCTAAAGTGACGGATTATGAATTTTTAACAAAAACCGAAAAAGAAATTTTAAAATTTCTTGCACAAGGTTTAACGATGGAAGATATTTTAGAAAAAATGTGCATTGCACAAACAACATTTAAATCACATTTAAACGATATTTTTCAAAAATTACAATTAAGTAAAGGCAAAAAAGGCAGCAATTCACATATTAGAATTAGGGCTGTTTTGATTTATTTAAAAGAAAACAACAAATTAAAAGATTGGAAATTAGAATTTTAAATTCAAAAAATTATGAGGTGAAAGTGAAAAATAAATTGAGCGATTTAAACAATTATTTGTTTGAGCAAATAGAGCTTTTAAATGATGATGAATTAACAGGCGAAAAGCTAGAAGCTCAACTAAAGAAATCCGAAAAAATAACCAAAATTGCGCAAGTCATAATAAAAAACAATGAAACACAGTTTAAAGCTGCGGTCAAAGCGCAAGAAGCAGGATTAATCAATAATGTAACTATGGCAAAACTTTTAACATCGGGGCTTAATAATGAGAAGATACAACAAAGAAATTCATGAGTTCATTAAGGCCAATGTTAAAGGCACAACAACAAAAGATTTAGCATTGATGGTTGAAAAGAAATTTAAAATTCCATTCAGCCATAATCAAATGAAGGCTTATAAAACAAATCACAAATTAAGAAGCGAAACACCAAAAGGCAACCCAAAAGGATGCAGTTTAATTTTTACAAAAGAAATTCAAGATTTTATTGCTGAAAATGTAAAAGGTTTATATAACCATGAATTATGCGATTTAATCAATAAAAAATTTAAAATTTCTTATACACCGCATCAAATAAAAAACTATAAGCGCAATCACGATTTAAAAAGCGGTTTAGTGGGTTTCAGAGAAGGAACACCGAGTCCAAACAAAGGCAAAAAAATGTCTGCGGAACAATATGCAAAATGTGCAAAATCAATGTTTAAAAAGGGCAATGTTCCGGTAAACATTAGACCGGTAGGTTCCGAAAGAAAAGATACAAAAGATGGCTATATTCATATAAAAATTGCTGAACCAAATGTATGGAAGCCAAAGCATGTTTATATTTGGGAACAGAAAAACGGCCCCATTCCAAAGGGTTATCACGTTATGTTTTTGGATCAGAATAAAGAAAATATTGTTGTTGAAAATTTGGTTTTAGTTCACAAAAAAGAAAGTTTAATTCTTAATAGAAACAAACTTTTGACGAAAGATGCTTTAGTAAATCAAACAGCAATCAATATTGCAAAATTAAGAAAATTGGTTATAGATAAAAGGAAACAAAAAAATGCTTGATTTTTTAGGGGTGGCGCTAACTATTACAACAGTTTGCGCCTTTTTCTTTGGTTTAAAATTGGCACGTTTTATAAAAAACAAAATTAAACGCAAAAAAGGTTCTATTTTTGTAATAAAAAATGTATTGTGTGCCTTAACAATAATTTCTTTGATGGTTTTGCGTTTAATTTTTAAAAGCAATTTAATAATAGCAAATTTAGTTGCTTTTTTACCCGTTTTATATATTTTTCAATGCTTTGCAATATATAGATCGGTTTCAACAATAAAAAAAGGGCAAGGCAATTTTGAAATAAAACAACAACTGCTTTTGGAATTTAAAAAACATAATTTATTTGATTATTGGAAAATTCAAAAAAGCGAAAAATTTGTTTTATATTCAAAAATTAAAAATATTTTCATAATGGCGCTTTTTGTTATCAATGGTGCAATTTTCACATTTCTTTGTTTTTATATTTTGCTAGCCTTAGTCAAATGGTCAGAAATTGAAATTAAAGAATTGCTAAAACCCAATAAATTAAGCGAAAAAACTTTTGAATTAACAAAAGCTCAATGGTGCAATTATTCAAATGTAAATTAGGAGTAATAATGATGGAAGAAAATTTTTTTGAAACAGGTGTTTTTATTCAAAGAACAGATGCAGTCTTAACAGCAACAGCAACAATCGGGCTTCCAAGATGCAAACTTAAACTTTGGCAAGAATTTGATCCGATTATGCGAAAAAATGAATTGGGTTTTATTTCCGATACAAAAGAATTTGTTTTAGGTGATGGAATTTCAAAATTCAAAGATTTAAAAAGATACAAGTTTGTCCCCGTAAATGAAGAAAGGGCTATTGATGAAGTTTAATATTAATTCTAAAAAATATTTGGCCGTTGTTCAATTAATTTTAAAAGGTTATTCAACACAAGATATTGCAAAAGAATTAAATTATTCAATTGGAACTGTAAGAAATATTTATGCCGATTTAAGGGAAAAATGGGAAGTAAATTCAAAAACAGGCATTGCACTTGCTTATGTAGGCTATAAATTAAAAAATATTAGAGAAGAAATTGATGATTTAGTTTCAATTTTTCCAGGTATCAAATAATACATGTTTGTAAACAGTTTATTTTATTAGTGTTTTAAATACATGAAATAAAAAATGCAAAAAAGTACATTTTGAAAATTTTTTTATTCAAAATATTAGAAAAAAATATATTTTCAACACATTTTTTTGAAAGAATAAAAATAGTATCAAATGGCACTTGTAGCAATTAGGTAAAATTAGTTAAAGTACAAAATGTCAAAGGTTGGTTTAATTGGGAACCAAAACCGATGATATAAATAGCCCCCGGTGTGCATTAAAAAGCATATCGGGGCTTTTATGATGGGATGAAAAATGAATGTAATATTGGAGTGTTGCGGAACAATATATTCAACAAGCAAAAATGAATTATGTTTTGATTGCTTTAAATCAAACAATTTTTTTAAAAAATATACTTCAGACAAAAGAGAAATAAAAAAAGAAATTGCCCTTGTTTGCATTTGCAATAATTGCAAGCATTATATTTTAAAATTTCTTTGGTACACAAAAAAGACTTCGAACTTTTTTGATTATGATGAAGAAAAATTATTTAAAGGCAAAAAAGCAGATGAAATCTTAAAAGAAAGAATTGAATTTTATTTGCCTTACTCAATACCAAAACCTAAAAAGAACGATTTTAAATTAGGCAAGCAATCAAAAAAATTACCCTGGATATATGGTAAAGCTCTTGATGGCGAAACACAAGTTCCAAGATATGACAACGAAAGCGGCAATGCGGGCCGCAAAATTTATTCCAAAGTTACTATAAGAAAATTAAATTCATAAAGGATTTTTATATTGTTTAATTTCAATTCAAAAGAACTAAAAAAATATGCAGAAAATTTAAAAAATGTTTCAAGGGGTGCATATCCTACAACAATTAAAAAAACTTTAAACAGTATGGCATTTGAAACTAGAAAAGAATACAAAAAGGAAATTCAAAATAATTTTATAATTAGAAATGCCAAATCAAATATTATTTTAAAATCTTTAAGGTATGAAAAATGCGAAAACACTTTTGAAATAGATAAAATGATTTCAAAAGTTGGACAAATGTCACATACTGCCGGCAAGGTTACTGATCAATTAAGAAAGCAAGAATTTGGCGAATACATACATTCAACCAAAAAACATTTAATGAAACCAACAAAAGCAGCAAGGGGCGGAAGTTACAAAAGAGCCGTAAAACCTGAAAATTTTATGTCTAAAATAAAAGTTTCAAGAATTGAAGATTTGGTTAAGTATCCTGCTAAAACACAATTTAGGCAATTCAGGCAAGCTATTGGCTTTGCTAAAAGAAATCCAAATCAAAAAATATTTTTCTTGCCTTCAGAAGAAAGCTATTTTGGAATTAACGGAATAGCTGAGTTAGACGGCAGCAGAAATGGCAATGTTGCGAAGTTTCTTTATTCAATCAAAGGAAAATCGCAAAAATTAAATAAGGTTCCAACATTAGAACCGGCAGGCCGAAATGTTGGAATGCAAGGTCAATCGATATTTTCACACGAAGCACAAAGGCGAATAATGAAGGAATTATCTAAAAAATTAAATTCATAAAAGGATAGCTATGATATTAACCAAAAGCGAATTTAGAGATCAGTTCAAGTTTAAAAATCTTTCTTCCGTTTCTAATTTGCTTAAAAATGGCGATATTGTAGCAAATAAAGATGGATGCATAGATTTACAAAACAAAAAAAATAAAAAATGGGCCAAAGAAAGAGAAAAAAAACTTGAACAGGAAGCAAACGAAAAACAAGCGCAAAAAGAATTAAAAGCGCAACAAGAGGCCCAAAAACACGATATAAATTATCAAATATTACAACAAAAACTTGATGAAAATTTAACCAAAGCAAAGATTTTAAATCTTAAATATCAAAAAGAAAACAAAGAAGTTGTTGAAACTGAAGTTTTAAATCGAGTAATTACAACAATATTTGATACATTATTTAAAAATCTTGCAGAATTACCCGCAAAAAATATTGAAGAAGTTTTAAATATTTTTGAAATAAACGACAAGCCTAAAGAAGCAATTATTGCTTTTTTAACTGAAAAAATATTAACCATTTTAAAAACGGCACTTGAAGCAGCCGAGAAAAAAGCAAAAAAATATTATGAAGAATGAGAATTTTAAACAATTACAAGTTTCTAAAATAATAAATTTGGTTAAAAAATTAATTCCGGACGACATTTTGATTAGTTGTTCTGAATGGGCAGAAAAAAATCGTTTTATTTCACAAAAAATTTCATATAGAACCGGTGCTTTTACATTTGACAATGCACCATATTGCAGAGAAATTGCAGATTGTTTTTCAAAAAATAGCCCCGTGAGAGAAACGGCAATAATGAAAGGTGTTCAATTAGGTTTAACAACTTCAGTAATTGAAAACATTATTGGTTATACAATCGATGCGGATCCTGCGCCAATGATGTTTGTTTTTCCAACTGATAAAGATTGCGAAGAATACAAAAAAATTAAAATTGATAATTTGATAGATAATTCAAATTTAAGAAATAAAATTGTTGCTGAAACCGAAAACCGAAATACAAGAAGAACCGGCGACACTGCTTCAATGATAGAGTTTGCAAATGGTTTTTTGAAACTTGTTTCAGCAAGAAAAGGCCCCGCATTAAGATCAACGCATATACAAAAATTAATGCTTGATGAAATTGACGGCTATCCGGAAGAAATTAAAAATGAAGGATCGCCAATTGAAATTGCAAAAAAAAGGACTGATTCATATTCATCAGTCAGAAAAATTTGTTATAACTCAACACCAACGCATCAGCATAAAAGCAAAATAAAAGAGCTTTACGAAAAAGGAGACAAAAGAAAATTTTTTGTTCCTTGCCCGTTTTGTAGCGAAATGCAAGAACTTGTTTTTTATAATGCTGATGGTGGCGAATATTCAGATGACAAAGCAATCATAAAAAAAGAAGTAAAAACAAAGCCTTTTGGCCTTGTTTTTGATTATGCTGATTGCAAAGATGGTGATTTTTCTTCAGTTGCTTATAAATGCAAATATTGCGGTGAAGAAATAAAAGAATCTTATAAAAAAGAAATGGAATTAAAAGGCCAATGGATTGCAACAAGCAAATCCAAAATCCCTTTTTATCGCTCATATCACATATCAGCGCTTTATTCTTTAACAAAACCCTGGCAAGAAATTGTTATTGATTTTTTGGAAGCCGGAAACGATCCCAAAAAACTTCAAACTTTTTACAACCTTGATTTAGGCTTACCATTTGAAGAAAGAACAGGCGGGGTTGAATACCAACAAGTGCACCGCTTAAAAGAAGATAACACACCAAATAATGTTGTTTCGGATGATGCATTCTTTTTGACGGCCGCCGCCGATATTCAAAGAGACCGTATAGAAGTTGAAATTAAAGCATGGGGCGATCGATACCGTTGTTGGGGTATAGATCACCGGGTATTTTACGGAAATATTAAAGATGTCCATGATGAATGTTGGCAAAAGTTGGCAGCAATCAAGGATGAAGTATTTAACGGCAATCGACAAATTGAATTAATGTTAGTCGATTCCGGAGATGGTGAAAACAGGGATGTTGTTTATTCATTTTGTGATATATACGGCGAAGGCTTAATTTATCCACTTAAAGGTTTTAATTCTCATCCTAGAGTAAAGGAAAAATTTAAAACAGTACAAATTAAAGATTTCCCAAATCTTGTGCTTGTTGAAGTTTATGTTGATTTATATAAAAACATTCTTGCAACATATTTGGCACAAGAAGAAAGACACGATGGAACATACCCCGATGGATGGTTTAGTTTTGCCGCTAATTACAAAGATGAATATTTTAGACAACTAACAACCGAACGCAGGGTAAAAATTAAAACACCAAACGGAACAATTATCACAAAATGGGAACAGCACGGCCGAAATGAAGCATTCGACTTAAATGTTTATAATTTATGCGCTTGCGATTTAATTATAAATCAATATTCAAGGCAAATTTTAGGAAGTGAATATTCAAACCCAAGACAAGTTTTTAATTATTTCAATGATTTTTATCAGAAAAACAAAAAATTAGCATAAATTTTTAATTAATACGAAAGGACTTTATTCTTTATGAACTCAATAGAGATTTTAGAAAATTTAAAAGTTCTTAAAGAAGCCTACAAAAGAGCCGCAGAAAGTGGCGGTGTTACAACTTACACCTTAAATTCAGGACAGGGCACAACAAATGTTAAACAGGCTTCATTAAAAGAACTGCGAGAAGAAATCCAACATTATGAAAATTTATACAATGAAGCAAAAGCGGTTGAAGATGGTTCTTGCTTTACATTGGTTAGAGGGTTTGGGCTATGAGTTTAAAAAATAAAATAAACAATATAATTAAAATTTTTTCATCTCATAAGACTTCCCCCGCACTTGCATTTTATTCAAATACATTTGCGGGGATTAATTTTACAGGCGAACAAGAACCAGGCGCATTATTAGATCCGGTTGTTTATGATATTGATTATTATGCAATGGCCGAAAAAGCCTATACTCTTTTTACAATAAATGAATTTACAAAAATTGCGGTTACTAGACTTGCACAATTTGTTGTTGGCACTGGTTTAAGCCTGCATCCGGAACCTTGCAAAAGATTTTTAAAAAGAAATTTTAACATTTCCATAGAAAAAGATTTTGCAAAAGACATCCAAGAACTTTGGGATTTGTTTCAAAATGATGTTAATGTTTCAATAACAAAACAAGACACATTACATTCTTTAGCAAACCAAGTTTATATTAATGCCCTTATTGCGGGCGATGTCCTAGTAATTAAAAGGGTTATTGATGGCAATTTAGAATATCAATTAGTAAACGGGCTTGCTGTTTATACTCCGGAGCTTGAGAATAGTAAAAACAAAAATAAAATCCGTGATGGTGTAGAAATAGATGCAAATGGAAAACATGTTGCATATTATATTAAGCAGGCAGACAACACAATTAAAAGGGTTGAAGCATACGATCAAAAAGGAAGGCCGATTGCTTGGCTTGTTTATGCAAGCGATAAAAGATTAAATTCGGTGCGTGGCTATTCGCCATTAGGCGCAATTATGCAAAAACTTAATAAAATTGGCAAATATGCTAATTCTGAAGTTATTGCAGCAGATGCAAACGCACGTTTTGCAGCAGTAATTGAACAAGATAAAGATTCAAGCGGAATTAACCCATTAAAAAGCGG